GTGTCCTTGCTTGTCCAAAAAACACGCCTGTTCTGTTGCCTTTCGAGTAATTGCATCGCGTACACGCTGCTAAGAGGTTATCAGGCTCATCAGTGCCGCCTTTGCTGATTGGAATCACGTGATCCACAGTAGTGGCATCGTTGCCACAGTATTGGCAGAGATAACCGTCTCTTATGAGTATGCGTTCACGTATCTTTGACCACGCTCTTGTGCCTCCATTGGCTCTTGCTGACTTAGCACTCATCAATGGTACTTATGCTTCTTGAAGAATCTCCATGCGTTGCACATAGAACCATAACGTTTCGTGATGTATCTGATAGTCCAGTCAATCTGATTGAACGCATCAAGTTTGCCGTACTTAGCATTCTTCATCTGGCCTAAGCCGTAATGAGATCCATTACGTGCATCAACTCTCCAGTTGCTTTCCTTTGTGATGAGTTGATCTAAGCAGCTGAACTGCTCCATCGATACCAATCGAGAGTGTGCATAGAGTTTAAGCAAATCAGTCTGTGACACTGCTTTTGCTTCTGTTGTTGTTGATATCGTCAAGATCAGAATTGACATAGGAATGGCCAATAAGTTTTTATTTGTTTTTAATTTTATATTTATTTTCTTTTTATTTATCTTTATTTTCAAGATATTATCTTTCAAGTATAGCGATGGATCCTGACAATCTGTCAAGGATTGAAATCGGAGTGTCGCTTCCTCCACAGGCTTCTGTGGATAATCGTGTGGATAACTATTCAAGGCCAGCCACCAGAGAATCATCGACCAGTTTGACCGAGAACGCCCCACAACCTGAGCATTGAGCGAACCATTCGTGCTCAGTCAATTCAGCGCCTTTTGTGATGAGGTGTTCCCGACGCCCATCTCCGTAGAGTTTCTTGCAGATTGAGCAATCAAATCGCAACAGTGGCATATTCGCTCCTGGCTAGATTCTCGATTGGATTGAGGTTGCCCTGATCTACCCACCAGGAATCTTGACGTGGATTCTTGAACCTCTTGCGTTTAGCGAAAGCCACTGGAAGCCAGCCGACGATGTAGTACGTCGGAGACTTGCCAACGACCAGCACGGCCACATCGTCATCACGATCGTATGGATACACAATCAGATTGCCTCCGGTGTATGAAGTCCAGCGAACCTCGATGCCCTGGCCTACGTCAGCACGCCTTTTGCCTTTGTTGTCACTGATGTCGTAGTCCAGTCCGAAATATCGAGCTACCAGCATTTCTGCAGCTAGTGATTCGGCATACTCCACACATCGCTCATGATTGTTGAGTTTTGAGTTGTATTGAATGCCATGACCTAAAATGCCAGATTGTGCGAATATGACATCACTGGCACGTCGATGAATAGCCCACTCATCGGCTTCCGTCACTGTCATTTTCTGCATTCGACACAGAACCACAAGATTGGCTCTCCTCCGACGTTGTATTGATAGCCAGACTTATCCAGTGTGCGAATGTGTTGGCAGTTGTCGCAATTCTCGACTTTGTATTCTGCAACGACTTTTCCATCAATCAATGTCCGACCGACCATCTCATCGATGTTAATAATCTCAGTGACAGCGCTCATTTAATAGCCAGCACAATCAGCAAAATTCCAAGAACGCACTCGGTAATCACAAGAATTCGGATCAATCGATTCTTTGTCATACTTGTGGCCTCCACTGTCCATCAGATCCAAGCATGTACCAGGCGGGCGGACACTGCTTCGCTTTCACCTTTTCGACGCACATGTAACCGCCCCAGCCTTTGTTATTTTTGGCTGAGATTCCTTCTTTCCAGATCATGTGACCATGAGCGCACATTGGGGCAGCTGCAACCTGGACTCCGCCAAGAGTTTCTTTGATGGTGTCGATGGCCGTTCCAAGCGTAGGAATGCCGGCTTCTTCTGCCTCTTCGCGTGTTTTGAATGATGGAACGTCTCCGAATTTAGTGCTCCAGTAGTCATAGGCAACCGCAGAATCTTGAACAATCTTTGGATCGATTCGCTCAACCTGTTGCATATTCTGAATCGTTGGCCTCTTATCGGTACCTAAGACTAGACCTGCACAACGGCCTATCGCTGACGTGCATGTATCCTCAATAAACCATTTTTTCATCTGGACGTTGTACGTGTTCACGTTGCCGAATGCGTAATCGATACCAGCCGGCTCTTGATCTTCATAATTGCGATATATCCGGCACTCGACTAGGACGTAGCCCTTTTCAAGATTGACGTCCATGATTGATGTGTGGATCTTGCCGTTTGCATAAGTAGCCCAGAATCGCTGAATTCTAGCTGCGACATCTTCGTAGTTTTCCAAGAAACTCATTTGGACACCGCCTGAGTTGAGATATGGCGACCGACTGCTCGACCGCGTTGATAGCCTTCTTTGTGGCCTTCTTTGTAACCGACTGAATAACTGACAATCGCCCAGAGAATGCACGCGATAGCCATAAGGACGAATAGTCCGATTTCACTTGTTGTCATTTTTTGCTCCCGTGGGAGCCTTGTCGAATGCTCCCAGATACAGAGTGACATCTATGTCCGACAATTTCAAGATTGACGTCGGCGTGTCTATTTCTTGAGAGCAATCTCCAGCAATAGTTGATCTAAACGTGCCTCAATTCGAGAGACTTGATCCTTGAGAGAATTGCCACCATTCGGTGAAAGCTCTCGCATGATCGACTTCACCATGAATCTCATTGACGAATAGATGGCAGTCAGCACCGCAAGAACAAGCCCACCGACCGCCGTCCATTCGCCCACGCTCACTTCTGGCGACCGAAAGAAATATCGTTCGGATTAGCCCAGCGAGCTAGTACCGGAATAATTCCAGCAACAAGCCCCATCGCTAAATCTTTCGGATTTGTATTGCCTGTCATATAGACGGCTAACATTCCGGCCACTGATGATCTAGCCCATGAAGCCGCGAGTGCCTTAAATTGTGTCATTTCTTCTTCTCCTTTTTCGGCTTCGCCTGTGGAAGTGGCTCGACCACTGGATATTCTCCAGCATAGGTTACGAGCTTCGGCCTAGCGAAACCAACAATCTCCTTGCCAATATAGCGACGCTTTACCATTACCATTCCGCCGTTGCGTTGATCTCCATCTTCGGAAGTATTACCTTCGATACAGAGAACGCTTGTCGTGCCAACCTTGACAACAATTCCTATGTGACTGATGCGATCAATGCCATCGTGTGGAAAGTCCATAAAACAAAGATCTCCAAGCTGCGGCTTATCTTCAATCCATCGCCCTAGCTCTTTCATCTTATGAGCCCCAGCAGCCGTTGAAACCATTGATGGAATCTTGACGCCGGCAGTGTGAAAGACCCAGTTGCAGAAGGATCCGCACCAGGGCAATCCATCGGCCTTTGTAAACTTGCCGTACTTTGTTAGATTATCGCCAGTCTCGACTGTGCCGACTTCAGCTAGTGCGACTTCAATAATCCGAGCAGCAGTACCTTCTGGATACATTAGAGCCCTAATACTGATTTAAGATCATCGATTGAAAGTCCAACGGAAGCAAGTTTGTCTGCAACCGTTAATTCAGGCGCAATTGTTGTGCCATTGTGCGCTTGCACAACCAATGCTGCTTTTGCTTCATCTGTTTGCAGACAAACTTGCAACAAATTGCCATTTCCGTCATCTATTGGAAAGCCTTTAACAAGCACATTTTGTGCTTTCAATTCAGCAACTAATTCAGTGCCATTCAAATTTGCTGGTTTTGTAAAAGTAATCATTTTATGCCCCCAAATATATTACTGCGAATCGTGTTCCGCCTTGTTCAGCGTTCACGTCTAGGTTGCCACCGCTTTGTTGAGCCGCATAAGTTTCAATGTAATCACCAGCATTTAAGCTCAAAATGTTGGTCACTTCGCATCGTGCAGCTGCGCTAGGTGTTGGCGCGTGTTGATAAGTATCCAAAAGGCTTGATCCGTTTTTGTAAATTGAGATTGTACGAATACCAGTTGTATTTGATGCAAAAACAATTGCGGAAATAATTATATATTTTCCACCTTTACCCGTCGGAATTGTAATTCTTGTGTTATTTGTAGAATTATCGTGGAAAGCATCTGTGTCAAATTCTTCCGCATTAAAACTGATTGCTGTTGCCGTACCACTTGAAAGAGTTTGCGCAGTTGTATTTTTGTAAAGCGAACAACCAACAAATGTTGGTGAAGTTGAAATTGTTGCCCATTCCGGAGCAGTTGCACCGGAATTCACGCGCAAAACTTGATTAGCGGTTCCAATGCCCAATCTTACTGGAACAGTTGCGTTGCGATAAATAATGTCACCAGCGGTTGTTACTGTAGTTTTTGCAATTGCACCATCAGCAAGGTCATACGCCGATTTAACTGCCGTAGGTGTAGCAGCTAACACTGACGAAGTTGTTGATGTTGAATCTGAAAGTTGAACCGCTCCAACAACTGCCGTTGTCGCTGATGCGATTGATAACGTAAGAGCGCCACTTGTTCCGCCACCTGCAAGAGGGGCCGTTGTATTTACGGCAGTAATATCACCAACGTCATTCGTGATCCATGTAAAAGCCATATCTGTTGCGCTTGTCTTGGACAAGATTTGACCTGTCGTGCCACCTTTGAGTTGAGACATTGATGTGTCCACGGCTTGGCCGAATGTGTTGAAATCAGCCGGAAGATTCGTGACGAGACTTGTGCTCGTCGGCATCACCCAGCCGAAGTTTGTTGTTGGATTTGCCATCGTTTCTCCTTAATTCACGACTAACGCGTCTGCGTAGTCAAGTGTGCCAGATAGAGTATTGAATTTTTCTAAGACACTCACGTCTTGCCATTCCATCGCCTGGAGTGAGAATGGAAGTGGCGAAACGATAAGAGTGACAGAAAGTTCGTTATAGGAAGCCTGGAATCTCCAGCCTTCTACGAAGCCCAAGAAATTTCCTGACTGCATATTGACCGGAAGATTTGCGAGTAAAATCGGCTGACCCATAAAGACGTTTATGAGAGAATCGCGATCTCCGTCGTCTAATTCTGGATTAGTCAGTGCGAACGTGATTGTTTCCAAGAATGCTTGAGGTTGGGCTCTCAGTGTCAGATAGAAATCGGCTTGAGATTGAGCATCGACCGCATGATTGAGCGAAGTCGTAATCTGCTGAGCCAATTTTCCATAGAGTGCGATGGAGGCGCTATCGGTTGCAGTTTTTGTTCCAGACTTCCAGACTATCGAAACATCGTTGCGAATATCTCCGGCTTTTGTCTGGATCTTAATTCCACGACCTAGAGCCTGATTGGCATCGAGTTCGGTGTATCCGTAAGTGGCTAGATAGATGGATCTATGATCTGCCGAAGCGTATGAGATTTGGCCTTGTGCATTTTCGTAAATATAACCAAGTCCAGAAGTTGCAAGGTCGGCCACAAGATTCCAGGTGATTGTCTGACTAGATCCACGATTGGCTAATTCATAACTGCCTGGACGATCTATCTCTCCTAAGCCGGTATTTTCAGCATCAGCCCAAGTCTGGGTCGCTGGTGTGTAAGTCGCCCAGGTGAGAGCGGCTGGAACTTCGCCCCAGTTGTTTACAAGTAAATCTGAAAGGATTGTATAAATCTGGTCGCCGTCATAATCGACTTTAAGCACACCATCAGTTAAGGCCTTTTGAAGCCTTGCAAGCGCCCCCAGAGCCGTGATTGTTATCTCCTGAGTGATTGCCACTGAACCGGCCTGTGAAACTGTCACAGCCACGTCCACGATGCTTCCGCCGAAGATTGGGACGAACGTGCCAGAAGTGTCTTTGACCTGGATTGACACTGCATCATTGATTTTGGCAGTAATTGCGCCAAGATTGAGATTGATGAGATTGATTGTGCAATATCCGGCCTGCGCCTGTGTGTAGATATTTGTGCGTCCCGATGAAATTGAAAGGTTGGCTAGAACGACGTCGGTATACTCAACGCCTTCAATTGTTACGAGCCAGACTGGCGCCCATTGAGTCATCAGATTGCCTGGAGTGCGCCGGCTCCGCCAGTGCCACGATAGAACGAATCATTGAGCACGTTGATAATTGTGCGAGCCG